GAAAGCCCCGACTGCCAGGGGCAAGTGCCCGAAGGGTCACTATTGGTCATATAAATTCAAGAAGTGTTTGAAATCTAAGTTCTAGTCGAGACGCACAGCGATGCTCTAACTCGACTTAGGATGGTCGACCATCCTCTGTTGGCTTGTATTTGTGTATGTCTCCAAATGGTCTCATGTTGACACCTTTTGTGTCACATTTTACCAGGTAACCTCTCAGATACCGAAGGACATCATTGGCCTGTTTCGGTTTTCTGAAGTCTACTCGATGTCCCCACTGGGCGGCAATCTCCTTCATTGGTATCCTTCCCTCACTAGTGGCTAGGATATGGAGATGCCCGTTCATCTCGTAGTCTGTGACTTGTCTTATGAAAGTCCCATCTTTCGCGAAAATCTTGTCGTCTGGATTGTGGCTAGTGAATTCATAGAACCAATAGCCTCCACCGAATGTTTCTTTCCATATTTTCGTACGACGGAATTTCTTGAAGTCCTTTATCCATTGTTCACGATCAGCTTCTTGGACAAATGGACTTTCTCCTGGTACTCCAGTGATGTTTGGTCGTGTCAACGTGATGAACCAAATGTCCATTCCTCTATCGTGAATCTTTCTCATAGCCCTATGAGCTCTTTTGAATCTGGAATACTTCCGATTGCAATTCTTGCATCGCTCAGTATACGTGGTTTCCCATTGAATCCACTTCCAGACAATAAGTGATCTAAGGCTGGTCTCTTCTCCCGTCCAGTAGTTCCTACGGTATGCTCTTCGGGGTTGAGGACAGTCTGTGCAGGTGAAACCTGCTTTATCTTGTTCTAGGGTATGCGAGCGAACATGGGAGTGTAGCCAACCCACCATGCGTTGAAAGACTGTAATTTTAGGTTCAGGCCTACTTAACGCAGCCGAACCCGCTTCGGCCCACGATGGTAAATTATCTTCAGAATCTGTTGAGCCTATAGGCTCAGTTAGTTTTGTACCTACTAAAATATCATTAACCATCGACTCTGCCATGTTGATTCCTGCTGCGGCAGGTAATATACAAGTGAATAAAATGTGTCCTCAAATTTTACAGTATGCAGCTACTAGTGCTGGAACTAACTATTACAACCTGGCCAAGGATATTTCTGTCCTTACTGCTAAGAATGAAGAAATAACTGATCGGAAAGGGAATCTTTACGGCTATTGGTGTAAGATTCAACAATCCTCTATTGCAACAGAAATTGATGCTGGAGTCTTAGGATTGATTCCGAATACTTGGAAAGTCCGTAACGCCGTTAAGAAATTTCATTTCGCTCGTGAAGCTATGTTCCGTGAGTCAGGTGTTACTAAGAAAGAAATGGGTAAGTATGGTCGTACTATTCGTCCTTATTTCGATGTTGCTCATGTGACAGCTACTGATCGTACACCTCGTTTGTTGGTTGGTTCTACTGTTGGAAATGCCACTGGTGGAGAGTGGACTTACACTTCTCTAGCTAGTTCTCCTACTTATCTTGAAAGTGAGACCTTCGATGATTTGCATGAAACTGAAGGTGTCCTGGCGGACTCTTGGAAGTTGAATATTCTTGGAACTCATATCAAGGATGATGAGACTCCTTCTGGTACTAAGATGTGGACCTCTGTAGGTATGGTCCAGGCTTACAATGAGGATCGTATGGAACAGAGAGCAGATGCTGGTGCCTCCACAAAGATTGTCTCTCCGAATAATCCTCTGGCTGCTTTGATATCTCAAACAATGGTTTCTGGTGAAGTTACTGAGATAGCTGCAGATCAGGAGATGGAAGCTCCTCCCTATGACCTTGCAGATAATGGAGATTCTACTGAGGCACAATACATGGTTAATACTATGCCATCTACTAATGTAGGATCAAAGTCCTTTGGTCTTGTGTTTGTTCCAGCAGGCCTGATTAGCTTCTCTAATGGTGTTGCTGATTCTAACGGTCTTCAGATTGAAGTTGTTGGCAAAGAGCTGTGTAAGGATGTCTATTGATTCTATTACTCCTGAACATCTGAAGCTTTTTCTTCTGATTGCTCTGGTAATTGCTGGATATCATCATGATTCGGTTTTGGCGGTCTTGTGATGCCTATTTTTCTAGCCCCCTTCAAATTTCTAATTGAGCATATTGCTGAGGAAGAAATCAGAGAGGCTGGTTATGAGCCTGTGTATGAGTATCCTGGTCATGGTCAGAGAGTGCTCGTAGGTCAAGTTGAGTCCACCCCGACTTCCTATCTTTTTCGCAGGCTTGGTGCACCTGTGGCTGCTTCCCCATCCCGCACCACCCAAACAAACGGATCCGGTAGGACTCCTAGTGCTGTAAGGGATTCCGCACATGGGTTTCGTTCGGGGAAAGCCCCGACTGCCAGGGGCAAGTGCCCGAAGGGTCACTATTGGTCATATAAATTCAAGAAGTGTTTGAAATCTAAGTTCTAGTCGAGA